TGATAACGAGCAACACGAACGGGAATACCATGATTACGGTTGTAAGCAAAGTAGAGACGTTCTGAGAACAATTTCTCCCATCCATACTCGGAGTCGGGGTCTGCTGGGTATGCTGATTCTTCACGACAATCAGGATTATCAGGATCTAGTTGATTATGTTCTGGATACATGCAAGCAGAACCAGAATAGAAAATCTTAGTAGGTTGTTCTAATGCAGGACGAACACATGCAGTTCCATTTTCATGTCCATCAAAAGTCTCATTAAGTTTACGAACTTCTTCAAGGACATTCAGATTAATTGAGACAGAGTTGTGCATGATGTCTGCATCGTTCTCTCCAGTAAAAACGAATCCTGCACCACCCATATCAGCAGCAAACTGATAGATTTCATCAAAAGGACGAATGGCACGATATGGAACAGAGTTATAGAAATTTCCCAACTCACCCTTGAACTGGATGACACGACGTACAAAACTTACGTCACGCAGATCACCCTGAATGAACTCGTTTGCTTCAGTCTTAGAATACTCTGGATATTTAAGATCGACTCCACGTACCCAATATCCTTCAGACCGTAGTCTTTTTACCATGTGACTACCAATGAATCCACCTGCACCAAGTACCAATGCAGTCTTCTTATAATCAGTCATACTATCCATAAATTACTTACTATGTATCTTTAAAATTTTAATAGACTTTACACATCATATCAAGTCCTGTATCAATGTCAAGTTTAGGAACAAAACCCAGAGAGTTTAGTTTATCTACGTCCATTGTAAAGTTTTTAATTTGAAGGTAATCCTGTTCATCAGGGAAAGGAATGTCAATAATCTCACTTTTACTACCTACTTTCTCTTTGCAATACTCGATAATCTCCCTGAATGATCGTGATACTCCTGTTGCTATGTTATAGATCTCATTTGTTTTGCCAACGACCATCAATTCATCCATGGCTCTACATACATCATCAACATACATATAGTCTTTCTGATAATCACCACCTTCATACAATTTGATAGGGTCATTATTCTTGAGACAACGAATCATATAGCCGAGAACGTTCTTTCCTGGCGTCACTGTGGGATCGATACCAAAGACATTACTAATTCTAAAGATACGATATTTAATACCAAAGGTCTTACAATATGAAATCACCATGGATTCTGCACATCTCTTAGTGATTGAATAGAAACCTGTCGGATCACATGGATCATCTTCTTTTGCATCGACAATATCATTACCATATACAAAACCAGAACTCACAAAGTTAAACACTGTGTCTTTTCTTTTACAGTGAGACAAAACTTCAGTTAAGATCTTGAGATTCGTGTCAATATCAATTTGTAAATCTTGAAAGACGTTCTGATTAGTTGTTGTACTGATGAGGTACAAAATATCAGCAGACTCGGGATGTCTCTGACCACGGGGAATTGGTATATTATTAGGATACATTCGACAATAATTGCTACCGATATATCCTGTCGCACCAAATACAGATAGATTATTCATACTTATCACACTCTTGTAGGGTTTTACCTCTTTTATCTTTTTCAGAAAGAATTGGGTCCTTTACATCCCAATCAATATTTAAGTCTGGGTCATTCCATAAAAGAGTCCTATCATGTTCTTTATAATAATAATCTGTAGTCTTATAGGATACATCAGCTTTGTCACTTCTGACAACAAAACCATGAGCAAATCCTGGTGGTACCCATAACATTACCTCAGGTCTATTGAGTTGAACAATAGCATGTTGTCCAAAGTCTGGTGAAGACTCTCTAAGGTCTACAATTACATCAGTTACCCAACCTCTCATACACCTGACAAGTTTACCTTGTGGATTTTCTATTTGATAATGAAGTCCACGTAGAACATTGATTGTTGATTGTGAGTGATTATCCTGCACAAACTCTACGTTCAATACGGACTCAAGATCTCTCTTATTATATGACTCGATAAAGAATCCACGATCATCAAAGAACTTTGATTGTTCAATGATGTATGCCCCTTCAAGTGTTGTTTCGATGATTTTCATAGTATTCAATAGTCTTCAAAAGTCCAGTTGTAATATCAGTTGTAGGTGACCATTTAGTTTCGGTAGTGATCTTTTCATTTGATGTTGAGTACCTTACATCGTGTCCAGGTCTATCCTTTACGAACTCAATTTTATGTGTAGTCATACCCATCAAATTCATAATCTTTTTAACAAGGTCAATATTTTTTAACTCACATTCACCACCAATATTATATCTTTCACCCACTCTACCACTGTTCCATAATTCTATCAAGGCATCACAATGATCCTCAACATAAATCCAATCTCTTATCTGCTGACCATTACCATAAACAGGAATGGGAATATCATCCATAATATTGTTAATAATCTTGGGAATCATCTTCTCACCAAACTGTCTTGGTCCATAATTGTTGGAACAATTTGTAATGATAGTAGGAAGACCATAGGTCTTATTATAAGCATTTACAAAGTGATCACTAGCAGCTTTAGAAGCAGAGTATGGATTTCTAGGTTTGTATCTTGACTCTTCATTAAAAGAACCATAAGAGATAGATCCGAACACTTCATCAGTTGAAATATGCATAAATCTATCGACTTCATGTTCTAATGCACACTGAAGAAGATTGACTGTGCCAATCACATTAGATTGAATGAATGGTTTACAATCTTTGATCGAATTGTCTACATGACTCTCAGCTGCAAGATGGAATACTGTATCGATAGTTTCTTTCTCAAAAACTTGTTTTATGGAATCTTCATCTGCAAGATCCACCACATAAAATTCAATATCATCTGGTACGTTTTCTAGACTTGCTGCATAAGAAAGTTTATCCACACATACAATTCTTTCCTCAAACTTTTTAAGTTGTCTAAGAAGACTACTACCAATAAAACCTGCACCACCTGTGACTAGAATACTCATTTTTCTTCGTACTTTTCAAGAATTACTGGAGAATATTGTTCTGGAATTTCACCTTGTATCTTTTCGTTTCTTTTTTTCTCTTCTAACATATGAACTCTATTCCTAAGTTCCGTAGAAGAATACTTATGTTGTCTCTTGTGGTAATGAATCTCAATATCATTATCGATACAATATTGTTTACCTGTAAAGTCTCTATCTTTATACTCTTCACTCAGAAATCTAATATCAATTCTCTGGGTCTTAATCATATTCAACAGGTCTTCCTCTGTCTCATAGACAAGAATCTCATCAACATATTTGCAACCTTGTACTTGAACATATCTCTCATATACACTCTGTGTAGGTTTGTTCTTAATACCAGGTCTATCGATGGTTGGATCAACCTGAAGGGCAACGATTAACCAATCACACAAATCTTTTTCCATCTTCAACATTGTCACATGTCCTGCATGAAACAAGTCAAAGGAACTACAATTAAAACCGATCTTCATTATGTCAGATCATAACGACATAGTATGTATTGTATGAAAAAAGGAGGCCTTTGTCAAGACCTCCACGCCAGGGTATTCATGCCGCGCCAAGTTATTTTTATCACTGAGTAATAACTAAATCTCAGGCGGGAGTGTTACCTCCATCCGCACCAACTAATCTTTAGAGAATTAGTAAACTCAGTTGGGTCCATTGACTCCACCACTTAGTTTTACGAACTAAGAAACGCGGGATTGAAGGGGACCTTCACCGACCAGTACTGTTATAGTCCTTCCGTGACTCAAAGAGCACCTTTGGAAAGTTTTTCAATATTGAGTTGTTGATTCTTTTTAAGAATGTCAACTAAGACTTGAAACTTACCTTCAAGGTCAGAAGATGATGAGGCAGGTGCTTCTTCTTTTGCCTTGAGTTCTGATTTGAGTGAGAGAATTTCAGCTTCAAGAGCTCCAAGTCTCTTCTCAACTTCTTGGTCATACTGACTCATGTATGAACCACTTTCAGATACTTTTCTAGATACCATAATAGGGAATAAATTCTGACCTATTTATTTACCCTATCCCTTACATAACAAGGAACATTATCTGGATCAAGCCATTTTGTATATTCAAAGTCTTCCATTGCGGTTGACATTTGCATTCCGTTATCACACAGATACATGTCCCTGTACTTACCTGAGAAAGAATTCATTTTTTGAATTCTAAAGTCAGGAAAACCATTTTCAAGAATTCCCTCTTCGATATATCGATAAGGAAATCTCTCAAGGAGAACCTTCATCAGGCTACCTCTTGTCGTTCCAGATCCTCTGCAAGACAATCAATCAGAATATCATAATCATCAAGTGGATCACCAGAAAAAGTAACACCATCGTTTTCGTAAAACTTACGAACCTTTTTGAAAAGTTTCGGATTCTTAACGTCAAGGAAGAAATCTCCATTCACTGCGGAACGAAGAGTGGTGATGTCCTTTTTGAACTTAGAAGTGATAGTCATTGTCTGTGTTGTTGACCTTAGTAGTATAAGGGATTTGACTTTGATAGTCAAGAGGACAGTTGGGGAACTGTCCGATGGGGGTTGTGGGGATCGAACCCACCTTTCTCCTGTTATGAGCAGGGTGCTTTCACCAGAGAGCTAAACCCCCAATGGTTCTGCCGAGAATTGAACTCGGTTCACACGCTTATAAGGCATGGGCTTTAACCAATAAGCAACAGAACCTAGGGAGCTTCGTTATTTAATTCTGTGTAGAGTTTATAAGTGTCATCATCAGCAGGCATCATTACTGCTGCATTGCCGTTTTCATTGACTATCCCTATATGTTCTCCATCCTCTACTCTTTGTATCAACTCGTCCCATCTTTCTTGAAATTCTTGCACTGTGAAGACTTCCATAATTGATAATATTTAGTGGGGGTTTGGTTACCCAATCGGAATGACACGATTCGAACGTGCGACCCCTGCTTCCCAAAAGCAGTGCTCTACCAAACTGAGCTACATTCCGTGGCGGAGAGTCAGAGATTCGAACTCTGGGTGCTGTTACACACGCTTGTTTTCAAGACAAGTACCATAAACCACTCGGTCAACTCTCCAGTTATCGGACTTCAAAGTCCAATCTTCTGACCTTTCTTTTTCTCCTTTCTTCTTGATAGGAGAGATCAGATTGTGATAGGAAACTTTTTGGAATCGTTTCCCTGTTTGATTCTACCATAACAACCTTTGTAAGGTCAACGGCAGTCACTTTGTCTTCAATTACCGTCATCATATTAGGACAACCACAACAATGTGTGTGATGATCACTTCTGATTTCTTTATTGCATTGCTTGCATCTTACGGTAATCATGATTCATAAAGGTAATTGAGACATGCTCGAAGAGGGATTCGAACCCCCGACCATCTCCGTGTAAAGGAGGTGCGCTACCGCTGCGCTATTCGAGCTGGCTGGCCCACTAGGACTCGAACCTAGGACATAGGAGTTAACAGCTCCTCGCTACTACCAACTGAGCTATAGGCCATTAGTTTGGATTGATACTTTCTTCTTTGCATAGTTTGAAGTAGAGTTGATAGTACCTCTTCTTCATTTCTTCAAGAATCTGGTTATCTTCCATAAAACCAAGTCTTTTAGTGTGTGCGTAACACCCCTCAAGTTCTCCAATGAGTAAAAGGATATCAACTGGTTTCATGATTATTTATGAAGCCATCCTGTACAAATATACTTAGTCTGGTTTTTGGGAGGATAACCCCTGTGATGATATTCCCAAGTTGCTGGAAACAAACAAAATCTACCAGTTTTTGGTTGTACTTTAGTACCATCCATGAATTCAGTGTAACCATCTTCCTCAATGTCGTTAAGATACCAAATGAAAGTAAGAACTCTCATTCTATGATAACCAAACATTGAATCAGTATGCCAAGTGTAACCTCCACCAGGGGTTGTTCTTTGGATTTGATATCCAGTATCATCTAAATTAGAAAAACGTCCTAGAACTTCAATATTATTCGAGCTAAAAAGTTCTCTATTAAGATAATCAGATAAGTGTTTATTTAAAGAATTAAAAAATACACTATCCTCTTCTGACCACTTGTCAATACGTGAGATACCAAGGTCTATTGAATCTTTGACAGATTTATCAACTGTTGGACCACCAATACTACCTATACAACCATCAGACTTTTGATCGTCACTTTCAAATTTTTTAATAACATGTTCACAAAACTCTGGAGTTAGAGCATCATCAACAACGTAGATAAGATCTGAAAAATTTATAGACATAAGAATATGGTGTATATTCCCTTTCGGGAATGGAGAATAGGAGACTCGAACTCCTGACAGCCTGCTTGCAAAGCAGGTGCTCTACCAACTGAGCTAATTCCCCTGGAGCGGAATATCGGATTCGAACCGACGACATCTAACTTGGAAGGATAGCGTTCTACCACTGAACTAATTCCGCAGAACATCACACTTATCCGAATGCTTGCTGTGGGGCATACAACCCAACATACTGACAGTTTGTAATGGAGTAAGACGCAGGTCCTCCGCGAATATCCAAAGGGGGCTGATTCCTAACTACAGGGTTTCGATATATTCGAACCGCTAGGCACCTTTGGTTGGAACGTCTCAAGTTCCTAAAGCCCCAGACAGGATTTGAACCCGTGACCTTCGCTTTACAAAAGCGCTGCACTACCACTGTGCTACTAGGGCTTGTTATTATGGTTCTATTGAACCAACAGGCAAGGAGGGATTCGAACCCCCGACCAACGCATTAGAAGTGCGTGGCTCTATCCAGCTGAGCTACTTGCCCAAATGGTAGTTCCTATCGTCTCTAACCCTGAACTACCAAGGGGGTTACAGCAGTCAACGGAACTGATTGATACCAGTTCCAGAGTTCCATCCACTTGGACCTTCATGGAAGTTCTCAGAACCTCCTTGAGTCTCTTTAACAGTGGTCCAGTTCTTAGTCGCCAACCCATACATCTCTTGATGAATGTTTGGTGACTCAACCTGGTGGGTTGCCTCCCTCTCGACCTTCTTATTATGGTCGATCTCTCCCTGTTTGTCAAGGGCCTTTTGAGAAAGGATTGGTTTCCCGAACCACGGATCCTCAGGAAGAATGACTGGTGCGGGAACAGACCTGAAGGGTGTGAGAGGTCTCACAACCTTCTTTACAACCTTTTTAATTATATCTTCACTCTTAGGAATAAAAACATTATATAATTTAGTGAAAGTTGATTTCAGTTTAGTTTTGACTTTTTGGATCATAAAAATACCATTTTTTTAGTATAATCATATGCATATAATTCACGATGACCTTTAATTCCCCACCCTAACCAATAATAAGCAGCAACCATATACTGAGAAACTGTACGGCCTGTACCTTCAAACTCTGGAAGGTAACGTTGGAAAACATCCTCGTTGATCATGTATGCAGTCTGACCCTCAAGAGTAGAAGGATCATATCCATACTTGGCAGAAAACTTACCAAGTCCATTATAGCGTCCAATAGAGGTCCACTGAATAAGACCATAACCACCACTATGGCACTGGTTATAATTTACACGAGCACCACCTTCACAAATGTTGGGATGGAAGTTACTCTCTGATTTAATATTACCCATAATCGTTGCAAGGGCATTTCGGTCAGAGATTCTTGTTTTCTCTTGGAGTTGTTCAAGAACGTACTTTTCATTAGTATTACATCCAGGACACTTCCAAGTTTTTTCTTCTACTTCAATAGGGATTGCCTTTGGTGGCGGACCCTTATCTATTTTAACATCGAGAACCGCAATAGGCAGTCCAGTCATCATTTCAGCATGTGTACTAGTAACACCAAATACTGTAAGTGAAACTGCCGCAACAGCTCCGAGTTTTTTAAAAAGCATTAATACGAATAGAAATCTACATCCGAATAGAAGGGGGGTATACCACAACCCTCTCGGGGGGCACCTTCCTCGGCTCTAATGTCACTTCAAATTCTCATGACAAAGTAATTATAAGTGATTATTTAGTTTTGTCAAGTAGAACTAAAAATTCTACCCCATCCATCGTTTCCATTTGGACACCAACGTGCTTGGAGTTCTGACTTCTTGTAGACAGCACCTCTGCCGTTGTACACATCAGAAGAATAACCGTCATTGAGAGATCCATAAGGATCATTAACAACATAGTCATCACCTTTCTTTCCTATAACTACACACATATGTCCGCCTTTAGGAGCACTAAGAGGACCTCTGTGGAGGATACCAATAACAACTGGACGACCCAAAGCCAGTTCAGTATCCAAATCTTTAAAAGTTAAATCATAATGGAATGAAGATTTCAAGCCGTATGATTGTAGAACTTTTGTTTGAACCGTGTGATCGGTGGTATCACCAACATTAAATACTTTCTCTACATAAGCATCATCTCCCTTGGCACCTTTGAGAGTGCCTGGTTTGAAGAACTCAAGAGCCATAGCACAGGAAGATGAGTTACAAGTTCGTTCTCCGTCCCTGTAGTTATCAGTCTGAGGGAAGTAAGGAACTTCTAATACAGATGACTTTGGTTTCTGTCTGTATAGTTTGACCCATTCAGAATCATCAGACATAAACTCTGCTGGAAGATGATCTTCCAACCATTGAACAGCAGCAACATGCTGCTTGTTTTCTTCAGAATAATACTTGAAGAAATTGTGTAGATCTACGTTCATATAGTGCCGATAAAGTGGCACAATATTTAGAGCACCTTATAACAAACTTTCGCTTCTCCTTGAGATGGAGGAGCAATCTGAGAGAAAGCACCATAAGAAAGGTCAAGGATACGGTCACTGTAATATGGACCACGATCATTTAACCTAACAATAACCGAAGCACCATTCCTTTGATTAGTTACCCGTAGACGTGAACCCATAGGTAGATAAGGATGAGCTGCAGTATTACTATAAGCGTTAAACCTTTCACCGTTTGCAGTAGTTTTACCATGAAATCCATCGCCTACTCCATAGTGTGAGGCATAACCACAAGTAGCTGCCTGTGCCTGTAATGGCATAGTAGCACCCACAGCAAGTGCCACAACAAATAATTTTCTAAACATTAAGTAAAATAGAATTCGACATTCACCTCTTGCTTAGAGCGTGGGTGACTCAAAGTAGTCCTTTCGGTAATACCGTCCGAGGATGTTGGAATTGTAATACAAGGGAGTCTCGTCTGTCAACCGCCGAGACAGGACTTCATTGAGGAACAATTGTCTGGTCTCCTCAAAATTAACCTTTCCCTTTGTACTATGTAGTGACAAAATTTTACGAGAAAATTTATCCTTGCCAATAAGATTCACGTCCTCTTTTAATTCGGGACAAGAACCATAATATTTTTTCCAGTCAGATTCCTGTTTTACTTTTCTACTCTTTCCTTTTGGTTTTCGAAACGACCAAAAATACTTTCTACCAATGTAGCATCGTTTGTTGATGTCATTGGTAATGAGATAAACAAAACCAAAGTTGTCCCCAATAAGATCAGAGGTAAAGGGTTTACCTTCATAAATCCAGGGGTTCTCGTAGTCACACACTCAGTCTTCTTCATAGTCCTGAAATATGTAGTCATCGACTTTTTTGGCTTCTATAGGTTGATTTTTATTGAGATGATAAAGTGCTATTGCGTAATCGTTCCAGTCTCCTTCCCATGGTTTAGAAAACGATATCGCAATGTATGTAGACGCCATGCCTGTGCCAGATTCTTCGGGCCCTCTGTCAACAACTGGATTTCTAATTCTGAGAGTTGGAAGGTTGGGCACTTCAGAAGGTTCCTCTTCCACTGTTGGTTGTTCATAATACTTTGCTGCGTCTTCTTCCCATTCTTTTAGAATTTCTTCTGTCTGTTTATCAACAGACGCCATTTCTAGTTCTACTTTACCATCTACCCACATTTCCCACAACCACTCAATAAAACCAAGGGCAAGATGATTGATGGGGAACTTTTGTTTGTTCGCCCATCTCTTACTCTTGGTGTACCAAGTATCTTCGCCACCCCATTGGTGTTCGAATTTATAGCTGAAATCCTGCGAATGTGTCTTTTTTGACATCCTGTTTGATACCACCAACTACGTAAGATTCTACTTCTGTTTCTTGTGGAGCAACCTGAAGACCTTTAGAAGAGATCCAGTGTTGTGTCCATGGAAGCGGATTGTTTTTGGCTGCAACATCATAAATTGGTTTGAGACCAATGGCCTTCATTCTACGATTTGCGACCCATTCAACATACTTCTTGAGAAGAGTATCATTCAAACCAATCATAGATCCGTCTTTGAAGAGATAGTCAGCCCATCTCTTCTCCTCATTCACAGCCTTGTCGAACATTGCATATAACCACTCTTCTTCTTCCTTCATGATCTGTTTCATATCAGGATCATCACCTGCTGCCCATTTGTTTAAAATGTTTTGTGTGATTGCTAGATGTTGGTTTTCGTCCCTGGCAATAAGGCTAATGATTTTAGCCGATCCTTCCATGAGCTTAAGTTCGCCAAATGCAAACGAACATGCAAAGGAGACATAGAACCTAATTCCTTCCAAGATGTTGACGTTCGCAACTGCTCGGAAGAGTTTTCTTTTGACATCTTTAATATCTTGTTGTGATGTATACGTATCACGGAAGTCTTCCTTCCATTGATTACCCGTACCCCATTGTTGTGCGGTATTAATGAAGTCATCATATGACTCAGTTACACTCTTTGCACGCTCAAGAATCCTGTCATCAGTAATGATGTGATCAAAAATATCTGATGGATCTGGATAGATGTTTTTAATAATATATGTGTATGAACGACTATGGATCATCTCCATAAATCCCCATACTTCCATACATGCTTCCAACTCAGGGAGAGAGCAATATGGGATAAATGCCATCCCTGGTCCTCTACCTTGAATTGAATCTAGCATGATCTGATACTTCAAGTTAGAAGTATAGATGTGTTTTTGTTCTGGCCTGAGAGTTTGATAATCTGCCCTATCTTTTTGAAGAGATACTTCTTCAGGTCTCCAAAAGTATCCCAACTGTTGTGTTGTAAGTCTCTCAAAGATAGGATACTTATAAGAATCATATCTTTGAATCCCTAGAGGTTTGCCAAAAAACATAGGTTGTTTTTTGGCATCATGGACTTCAGTATTAAAAACTGTCATCCCTTCAATCTTATTCACCATAACATCATTAACTGATGAGACCTTAAACTGCGCAAGACTCACACTCTCCCTCCTCTACTTTGCTCAATTCTTCTAATAGATTGTCCAATTCCGACTTCTCTTCAACTACTTCATCAGTCTTGATGTCGTAAGTATTCTGATAGTAAGAAGTCTTCCAACCATACTTATATGTAGTCAACAGATCATTTGCCATCTGCGATACTGGGACCTCATTGTCAGGATAGTTCTCTGGGTTGTACGACCAGTTGCCACTGATTGCTTGGTCAAAGAACTTTTGCATCACTGAAACAACATTGATATATCCAACATTGCTCTTCATTTCCCAGAGTAATGTGTAATTGTTTTTAAGTGATTGATAAGACGGTACAATCTGCTTAAGGGGTCCTTTCTTACTCTTTTTAATGGACAGATAGTCTCTAGGTGGCTCGATTCCATTTGTTGCGTTTGACACAACGGAACTGCTCTCCGATGGCATCTGAGCAGACAGTGTTGAGTGTCGCAATCCGTGATCCAAAATTGACTTTCTAAGACCCTCCCAATCATGTGTAAGTTCCTGTGAACTAATCTCATCAACATCCTTTTTGTACGTGTCGATAGGAAGGATCCCATCAGCGTACTTAGTACGTCCAAAGTATTCACAGTGTCCCTTCTCTTTGGCAATTTCATTTGAAGACTTGAGAAGGTAGTACTGGAAAGACTCCGACAAACCATGGACAGCATCCCATGCCTCTTGTGAGTCATAGTTATAACCAAGTTTAGCCAGGTAATGGGCCAGACCAATGAAACCCACTCCAAGAGACCTACGTGCCTTTGTAGCCACCTCAGCGACCCTGATAGGGTACTCCTGGTAGTCAATCAGTTCTTCAAGACCACGAACAGAAAGATCACATAGATCCTCAAGTTCTTCGTCAGATTTAATCTTACCTACATTGACAGCTGACAAGATACATAGTGCAATCTCACCAGGCATCTCTTCATCAATATGACTGAGTGGTTCTGTGGGTAGGGTGATCTCCTGACACAGATTGCTCATGTTTACCTTGTCTTTGAACGAGGAGTGACTGTTACAGTGGTCGATGTTCATGATATAGATTCGACCAGTCTCTGCTCTCTCCTTCAGAAGATCCAGAATGAGTTCTTGAGCTCCAACAATTTTTCTTGGTACAGAGTTATCTTGTTCATAAGCCACATAGAGATCGTCAAATCGATCAGTACCAAAAGCATCATAGAGACCTGGTACGTCATGCGGTGAGAATAAGCTAATCTCTCCATCCGTAATGAAACGTTCGTAGAAAATTTTTGAAAGTTGGATTGAGTAATCAAGTTTACGTACCCTATTGTCTTCGGTTCCTTTGTTGTTCTTGAGAACAAGAATGTCTTCTATCTCTTGGTGCCAGATAGGAAAGTGAACTGTAGCAGAACCACCTCGGATACCGTTTTGTGTACAGCATCGGACAGTTGCTTCAAACTTTTTAAGGAAGGGGACCACGCCTGTGTGTTGTACCTCTCCACCTCTGATTTTAGAGTTGATCCCACGGATTCGACCTGCGTTAATACCGATACCAGCCCTTTGTGCGACGTATCGGCCAATAGCCATATCACTGCTAAAGATACTATCGAGGGAGTCATCAACATCAACGAGAACACAAGATGCAAATTGACGCAAGGGTGTTCTGACACCCGCCATGATTGGTGTTGGGATGTTGATCCTGTGCCTTGAGATTGCGTCGTAGTATCGTTTGACATATGACAGTCTCGTCTCTTTAGGATATTCTTGGAAGATAGTCAATGCGATCATGATGTACATGAACTGTGGGGTCTCGTAGACCTTACCACTGCTTCTATCCTGTACTAGGTATTTATCCACAACCTGCCTCAAACCTGCATAGGTAAACAGGTAATCACGATCATGGTCAATAAATGATTCAACCCTATGAATCTCCTCTAAAGAATACTTACTGAAGATACCCTTGTCATACACACCTTCGTAAGCAAGTCTCTGAATATGATCAATAAGAGATGGAAACTCATGCATCTTTCCATATAACTGTTTACGAACAGAAAATAGGAGAAGACGTGCAGCAACAAACTGATAGTTGGGATGATCAAGATCAATCAGATCTGATGCACTCTTAATCAAAATTTCCTGAATCTCTTCGGTAGAGATACCATCATAAAACTGAATACCAGAAGTCATTTCTACCTGACTTGCTGAAACATTGGCAAGACCTTTGGTTGCTTCATCAACCATTTTATGCATCTTATCCAGATCCAGTTTTTCAACCGATCCATTTCTCTTAGTAACTTTCAATCCGTTGCTCATATCTTTTTCCAGGTTGTAAATTTGAGTTTTGCTTGTAAACCTTGATATACATTTGATTCTACTATCTCTTGAACTTTATGTCCAGATAGAACCATGTCATTTATGTCTTTGTCTCTGATGGTACTTGGCCAGATGACGACTCGTTCACCTCGCTCAATACATCGTTCAATTCTACCAACAATTTCTTTATTACGGGGTTCATTATCGTATACAAAAACTTTGTCGCTTCCTTCAAGATCACCAATTTCACCATCACTACCACACAAAGCCACACTATTGTTGATGAAAGTGCTGTCGAAGGGTCCTTCGACCACATAGACTGGTAATTCTTTATTGATTGTGTCAAGACCATAAACCTTGGGTGCATCTTCTTCCAACATGATGGTTAAGTATTTAATAGGGTTTGTAGACAGTGCTCTTCCCTGAATACCGATAAGTTTATTATTCCTAACAAGAGGTATAACAATCCGCTCTTCACCGTACCGAGTGTCTAGAAAGGTATTGGGTTTGATCGTGTTGACAAACTCCTG